CTCATACTCTCACGTCGCCAGTGTTTAAGGCGTAAAAATAAGGAGAAATCATGGCCGATGAGGTAGCCACCGCTGTAAACGATAGTGCAGTTCAAGATACTGCCACCACTGATCCAGCACCAGTGGAAGAACAACAACTTGAAGTGGTAACGGAAGGCCCAGCGGTTGACGCTCGGCAATTCCAAACCGAGGAAGAAGGCGAGGCCGACGACGCAGCTGACGATACAGCCGTATCTGAAGCAGCCGAAGACACCGAGGAGCCACAAGGCGATAAGCCGTTAGCCCCTAAAAGCGAGAATCGTTTTCAGAAGTTAGCTAATGAGCGGAATCAGTATAAAGCTGAGGCAGCTGAACTGAAAGCTCGACTCGCAGCGCAGGAAGCCCAAGTCGCGCAGGAGCAGGAGCTATTAAATGAAATCAACCCTGAAACCGGTGATTACTTTACACCAGCCGAAGCCGAACGGGTAGCTCGTTACCAGTACCTTCAAACACAGCAACAGAACATCGCGCAGCAGAACGTTGAGCTTACGGTTCAGCAGAACCAAATACAGCTCTCGAATGAAGCAGCGCAAGTCGTGGAAGCTATTCCGCTTTTGCGGGAGTTCAACCCCGACGGTTCAAAGAACCCGGACTACAACCCGGAAGTTGCTGCTGAATATAACGAGGCACTTGGTGATAGCCTACTCTATCAGCTACCGGACGGAAACGTGTATACCGCCAATACGCTTATTGCGAATGGTATTAATCCCGAAACGCAAAGGTTGATTGGTGCTTCCCAATCGCCCATAAAATTAGCAAAACTTGCCGCCAAAGCCTACCAAACTGCGGCCGTAACTGCCCAAATTAAAGGCCAGAAAGCAACTGAAAAGATGCTCTCTCAAGCAGATAATCCAAGCAGCTCAAAACCAGCCAAAGCCACTTCCAAAGATGAGGCAGCAATGTCTCCCGAAGAATACGCCAAGGCTCACGGTTTACAAGAGGTGTGGCAGTAGCGGTACTAACACACTAGGAAATAGAAATGTCAGTAAACACAACCAGCACTCTTTCGCAGGAAGCCCAAACTTACTACGAAAAGAAGTTCCTGGCTCGCAAAGAATACGAGTCAGTCTTTGAGCAAGGTGCGCAGATGCGTAACCAGCCCAAAAACGGCGGTGATACTATCCAGTTCACTCGCCACACTCCACTTGCAACCGTTACTACTGCTTTGACGCAGGGTAGCAACCCAACTGAAGTTGCTCTGACCGCTACCAACGTTACTTGCCAATTGGCCGAGTACGGTACGGTTGTTAAGATTTCCCGCTTCCTGACCTTGAACGGCATCGATGCTGCAAACGCAGAGAAGATTGAAGTTGTCGGTCAGAACATGCGTGAAACGCTCGATGAATTGGTTCGTAACGAACTGTTTACGGGTGCTACGACTCAGTACCAGGCTGCTAAGACCGCTTTGAGCGCTCTGTCGGCTTCTGACGTACTGAAAGTCAAAGACATCCAGCTTGCAGTTCGCACGTTGAAGCGCAACAAGGCTCGCCGCCTGACGAGCAATGTTGCTCCGTGGATGGGTAAATTAAGCCCTGACACCAGCTACGACTTGCAGCAGGACTCTACCTTCATCAACGTAGACAGCTACCAGAACGGTACGATGATCTACCGCGGTGAAGTCGGTAAGATTTCCGGCGCTCGCCTGATGGAAAGCGCTAACCCGAAGCACGAAGCCGGTGGTGCAACTGAAGTTTACAGCAACTTCTTCCACGGCGACCAAGCTTTCGGTTCTATCAGCCTTGAAGGTGATGCAGCTCAGCTGTTCATCATCCCTCACACGAAGATTGACTCTGGCAACCCTGCCGGTCGATTCAGTACTGTTTCATGGGCTTGCAGCTATGTGCCCAAGACCTTGAACACAGCATGGTTGGTAAACGTGAAGACAGGTATCACTGCCTAACCAGTGAACTAAGGGAACGGTAGCCCCACCGATAGCGTAGAGCATGAACTCCAGAACGCTACGGGGCTACCGCCCACCATTAACATAATCGGAGGTAATTATGGACGAATTAACCGCAGGAAAGATTAAGCAGCATTATCAAAAAGGCGAGGGTTCTATCCAAGATTTAGCCCGCATCTATCGTTTTACGGTAGAAGAAGTGCTCGATGTACTCGGCTTAAGCGACCTGAAAGAGGTCGAAGGTATGGGCGACCTGATTGGCACCAACGAAGCCGGTCCTGAAGTCGTCATCAAGACTTCTAACAAGTATAAGGCTAACTACACGACGAACTAATGGACAGGGGCAGACTCGCTGACATTCGGCGTCTCAATGACACCATTAACAATCCCGCAAAGACCAGAATAGCCCGCAGAGCAGCTGATCGGGCAAAGAAAATCATTGTCAAACAACTCAGGGACAGGACGTTGCGGCACTTACGGGAACAACTTATCAGCGCAGCAGCTCATTACGACTTTAAGGCCGAGATGAAGCTCGCCAACCAGATTAAAAGTTACTTGAAGC